CCCTTGTTGCAGAAAAGGTGCAAAAGAACCAACTCCTGTTAACGCATTGGCTATTGCGGCTCTTTGTCCTTCTGATAATCCTTCTAACTCTTGTCTAGCAAAAGGCATTTGTGATCCAGTGCCAGTTAATGCCTCTGCACTTTTAAATATATCTGTTAAAAACTTTTCTTGAAAAGGAGCTAGTCTAACGGTTTGAGTTTGATCTACTGTTTGTGTTGCCATTATGCTACTCTTTCTAATTGTGACATCATGTCATACATTCTAGCAGCACCGACATTTCTATCGCCACCACCTGCACCACGGACAGCTTTTGCAGTTAATACAAACTCTCCGTCTGATAATCTAGCAGGAACTGAGTCACTGGTTCCTGTACCTGGGCCCGTTACTTCTCCACCAGCCGCTCTTGTTAACGGATCTATTGAAAATATACCTCTATTTCTGTTATCTTCAAAATATCGTTTACGTTCTTCTTCATTGTCTAAATTATACAGCCTATTGCCAATTCGTCCAGTACCTAATCTAGTTTCTCCTTCTGGAAAATCAGGTATCTTAGGACGTGTGTCTTTTTCTTTCTCTTCTCCTAATCCTCCAAGACCCAAAGCACCTACACCAAGAGCCGTGGCAGTACCAGGATTTCTACCTATAAAACTAAATAAAGGATTGGTTGACTCTTTTAACATACTAGTCACAGGAACTTTATCAACAGCACCTATACCAAAGTTAGGTGCTACACTCAATCCTGTCTCACCAGCGGCTTGTGTTACTCTTCCTGGTAAGAATTTAGAAATACCAGTTGCACTTGCTGGTGCTTTTGTAAATCCTGCTGCCTGACCTAAACTTCCAATACCATAAGCTAGTGCAGCATTTTTTAATGCGTCATCTAAATCACGACCACTTGCTAATGATCCGATACCAGAACCTATCGCAGCACCTGCTGGACCTCCTAATGCAAATCCTATGGTACTACCAATCAATGGTGCGGCTCTTTTTAATGTTCTAGTGATGTTTTTAAAAATTCCCATAGCTTATATTACCAATTATTTGTTAATTCTACAATGCTATATCCTAGATATCGCACTTGTTGTTACTCTAGTTTTAGATAACTCTTGAATACTTGCTATAACATGCAGTCTATTTGCAGTTGCAGCTTGTACTTTCAATACTTCTCCACTTTGTAATATCAGATCTCTTGTAAGTAGCTCTACAGTTGTGTTAGCTCCTACTGCTTTAACATTAAACAAAACAAATGTATCACTACCACTAACAAGTTGAACAGTAATCGTATCAGCGTTACCACTATCCTCTGCCACTAATATAGAGTTTACAACGGCTGCGTTGAAATCGGCATCACTAGGAACTGTAAACAAAGTCGTAAGATCCGTTGTGGTTAAATCTACTTTTGCATTTGTTACACCTTGAATATATTGAGGAATACTGGTTATAAGCATTAGCGTCTACCATCCTGTCTTATGTCTACTCTAGGTGTACCTAATTTATATTTTGTTCCCAGTGATGTGGAATCAATCCTTAAAGCAAAAGACCTACCTCGTAAACGATAATTTAATTTTTCTGTAAACTGTTCTACTGGACTAGTTGCAGATCTCTGTGTTGTAACTTGTGTTGTCTCGTTAAAATTAGCACCAGGATTATTCCTTGATTTCATAGTAAACGATACATCTGGGTTAACACTTGTAGATCCATTGAACGTAATGTCTGGAATAACTTGTTTTAAAAATAAAAATTTATCTCCATCTCCTATATCAATAGCTGAAGATTCAATAAATGATGTCATAGCAGATCCATCATCATCAAACCCTACTTCATGGTTGTAAAGATACTGATTACCAGTGGCTTGTGGTAAGTTTCTTATACCTCTATCAAGCCATGCTTGTCTTACAAGTGTGCCATAGTACCAAACTTTTTCTGTATAATTAAAAGCAACATATTTATCTATTTCTGTTCCAGCAGATGATGGATAAAACCACAAGATCTCACTAAATTCAGAATTAAGTCCTACATGCACCTTGTCTCGTTCTTCAAAGTTAAAATCTAAAAACACTTTATCTTTCACGGTGCATGGTAGTTGCACTGTTTGACCACCAGAATAAACGTAGAAGGTATCTACTCCCATCCAAAACACTGCATCCTCAACTGCTATCGCAGAAAAAGGACTCATAATAGTTATATTCTTTGATAGTTCTTGCAAACCAAATGTAAATGGTGGACCTATAAACTTCATAGCATGTAGTGTTTTATTAGTGAAGACGAGTATCTGTTGTTTTGTTTCAACAGCTTGTACGAAGGTAGATCCACCACCTAACCTTAAATCACCTGCTGTGTTTGTAGCAGTCGGAAAGAAATCTACTGGATTTTCTTGTGAAGAAAAACGTATCAACAATGGATCTTGTACCCCGTTCCCTTGTGTAGCAGACGAGTTTGCACCTAATCCATCACAACCAAAAACGATAACATGTCGGTCTTGGTCTGATACAAGAACTTGTTTAGCAATAGTAGGCACACTAGTTTCTCCAGAATATGTGCTTGTTGCACTGAGCTCGACTGCCCTGGTGCTTAGACCATTTGTTTTATCCCAGTAAAACAATCCACCATCTCTTGGATTTATAATTATGTCTTCACCAAAATTATCATGTGACCATAATCTAATCTGTGCTCCAGGGGTCGTGACACTTGCTGCATTACCCCATCCAACAAAGTCATTGGCAGAATCTGCATTGCCAGTTGCTAGTCTTACAAGAGTGTTATCTGCGTGTGTGGCTGCATCCGTGCCACTTGCACCTCTGGTTGATGGACCTCCACCAGTTCCTAAAGTGTTAGAACTTATTGTGCCAACTGTAATCAGTTCTTCTTCTATTAAAATTAAATCACCAGCCGTGATCCCTGTTGCACTGTCTACATCTATCGCAGTCTCACTCGCATCTAATGCTTCTGCTAATTGTGTTGCCAAAGCACCAGATGTTGTACCACTCCACTGACCAGCACCCCAACCAGTTCCACCAACTGTTACATCTAACCCAACATTTATTTGATATGCACCCACAACACTACTACCACCATTGCCAGTGTCAGATGAGTTAGCTGCCACGCTTGACGTAATTTCATAAGCATTAGAACTTATCAGTTTTGTTATCTGAAACTCTGCATTAAGTATTGTTGCTGTAATTGTACCACCTAAACTCGATGCACCAGAGAATGTTACAAAGTCTTTCTCATTAGCACCATGTGCTGGATCTGTAACAGTTATCGTTGTTGATCCGTTTGTAGCTGCAAAAGTTACATCACCTGCACTAGTTGTTTGTCTTATAGGAGTTATGTCGTTGAAAGTTTGACCTTCTTCTATGTAGTATTTAAGATGTGTGCCAATACCCATGAAGTCAGAACCATCAAGAGCCACCCAGTTGTGTAGTCTTCTAGCACTACCTAGATACTGATTAGGACTATATTTTTCCCAACCACCAAATTTTTCTGGAAAACCAAATCTAAATCTTACTTTATCACCATCTACAAAACCACCTTCATTACTGTAAGATGTAATGTCAGATACAATACCAGGTTTAAATTTTAAAGCTGTCATCGGCATTATAAAGCACTCGCTGATAAAGTTCCAGTATAAGCACTAGTATTAATACTACCAGTGCCACTATTAACTTCTGCTAAAGCAAAAGGTTGACTACTTCCGTTTGTACCAGATATTGTTCCAGTAACATTAAAAGAACCATCTGTAGAATCTGATCTTGTAACTACGGCTGTTGCTCCTGCACTAACTGTAACACCATCATAGGGGTCTGCACCAGATAAAACACAAGATATTGTTAAATTATTTGTAAAAGTTAATACTCTATTATTTTGAGTTGATGGTAGCCTTATCCACATTCTTAGACTTCCTGACATCGGTGTTACAGTTTCGCCTTGCCTCACATAAATAAATTGATAAGGATTCCCTGACGCACAATTTTGATAAAAGGCAGGTGTACTACCAATATATGAAGAAATACCTGCATTAATTAAACTTGTGAATGATCCACAACTTCGAGGTAGGCTGATTGTGCTTCCAGAGGGTGCAGAACTAACCGATTGAGAAGTAGCTCCCAAAAACAAAGTACCAGAAGTAAAATTGCCACCACCATTTAAAGATGAGTCAGCATTTTGTAAAGCAGCAGGAACATCAGAATCATTCCAACTAACAGTTGCTATAGGAACACCACTACCAAAAGAGGATCCTCCATCTGTAAAATTTCTATCAAGAGAAGCTGTTGTTGTAGTATCTGTTGTAGATGTTGAAACGACTAAAGTTGAGCTATCACTATTACTAAATGTAGTTGTGCCTGTGTTACCAGTTGAACTTTCTGAAGCAGTAAAAGTTTTTAAAGTGCATTGTACGTTACCACTACCTTTTAACTCCAATGTAGTGCTTGAGTTAGTTGTCAAAGGTGATCCAGAAGAGTTAGTAATATTATTTCCATTTGTATCTAGTATTATTTTTTTGTGTGCAGAATCATCACTAAGACTTAAATTACCAGATATATTATCTGTTAATCTAAAGAACTGTATTGGTAACTTACTTTTAGTACCTGCTTTATCATTTAAACTCCCTGCTGAACTTACTTCAGTAAATCCTACGTTTGGCATAAATGGTATTGTCATATATCACCTAGTATTTAATTGATTCAATAAAAGTAAAAATTGTTCCATTTTGATTTATCGCAAATGCAAAAGAAGCAGAACTACCAAGTGACACCCCTTGTGAGTTAGACGGATAAGCAACAGTCATGGTATTACTTGAACTTGTCTTATCAAGAATAATATATTGACCTATAGCTAAACTCCCTATGGCTAATGTTACAGTGACGTTTCCACTAGATGTGTCAACTCTTTGATAAATAGATTTTGCAGAAGAAGGTGTAAGTGTTCCAGTGCTTGTGATCGCAGAAGGAACTAAAAAAGCATTAGCATTGTAATAGGTACTCATGTCTGTCACAGCAACTTGTTTCATTGTTCCTGCATCGTTAAAAACAACTCTATCAGCATCTACAACTGTTGTTGATGTAGCTGATGTACCACCATCTATAATATTTAGTTCTGCTGCTGTAGATGTTATGGCAGTGCCGCCTAGTCTAAGTGTTGCCACATCGAGTGCGTCTGTAACATCAGTTACGGCTGCACCAGATCCTGCACCATCTGCAAATATAATTTTCTTCGATCCAGCAGCTACAGATACATTACCACCAGACCCTTGTGTAAATGTGGCAGTTTGACTTGTGCCGTTCTGTACTATGTAAACTTTGTCTTGATCGTTAGGTGATATGGTTATTGTGTTTGTACCAGAGGGAGATCCACCTAAAACAAGAACTTTAAAACCACCATCTGATAATGTACCATCGCTAGTTGTTAAAGTATGGCTTGTGCCAGATAAAGTTATAGCTCCTACACCATTAATGGCTCTATCTAGTATATCTAGGTTGTTGTTGGTAGTTGTACCCCATGTACCAGCTTGTTCACCAGCACCTATCTTTTCAACTCCTATGTTTGATGTATATGTACTTGCCATTTTTACCTCACGCTTCTATTTCTGTCCAAGTTTCTGCACCTGATGGTGTTATCTCTGTCCATGTTTCAGTACCACTTGGTGTAATTTCTG